TCCATTTTTGCTGTTTTAGCTGTAATTGCATGTCCTAAAAGAACGCCAGCAGTTTGTAAAATTGTACCAGCAAAACGACTATCCACGTTCATACCTAAATCCATTAAATCCTCAAATTTATCTTGAGCAAGTTTAGCTAAATCATCTAACTCTTGATCGCCTGCTTCTAAATCTCTAACTAAAGGAAGAGCTGCATCAATTTTATCTATAGCACTATCAACTTCTGCAATAGTTAATTGATTTTCTTTAATAAAAGTTTCTGCCTGTTCAGGTTGAATGTCTTCAGAGGGTGTGGGTGCTAAATTTAGCAATTGCTCTAATTTTTTGGTCATGCAAATATTTACCGCTTGCCACCTTGGTGAAAGATATCATTTTCTGTTAATATTCTAAATGATATACCTTGTGATTTGCACCATGCTTTTGCCGCTTCCCATTTATACATATTGAGAACTGCTGCTGCTTGATCTTTTACAGTCCGCGCATTTTCTAAGGTAGTTTGTTTATCAGGTTTAACTTCCCAAATTTCAGAATGAATTTTTCCAACATTATCTACATATCTGACAAAAAAATCTGGTACATATATAGTCATACGATTGGTAAAAGGATTTTTATAATTTATGTGTATACTTTCGCTGGCCCATTGTAATATGGAAGGATTATTATCGCACATACGCATAACTGTGTGTTCCCACCCTGATCTATAATGCGGAGTGCCTTTACCTACATATTTTTCTGGATAAAGTAATTGGTAGAATCCGTTAGCAAATTTACTCATTATGGTAATATAGTACGTTGTACATACTTGCCAACACTAGGTTGATTGATAGTTCCTAAAAGACTTGTAGTTACTCTATTTGTATTAAGAAATCCACTTAGGTAATTGTCTAATTCTCCAGGATTAAGTTTTTTAAATTTTTCTACAAGAGATATAGGATCTATTTGTTTACTTAAACTAGTATATATAACCGCAGCAGCTAGCGCACGTGCCGATTCGGAATTATTTGTTACTGTTTCAAAATATCCTATAATAACATCATTTGCATTAGCACTTACAGAATAATTTTTAGTGTAATAACTTTGAAAAAAATCTTGTGTTTTACTTTCATTATTTACAGTAAAATTTGGGCCAATTAAATTAGACGGTCTCGTAGTCATAGTTATCTAAGAATTATAATAAACCTCTATTACCTATTACTGTTTTTATAGCATTATTAAGAATGGCTTCCTTACCTGCCGGAGGTTTATTCATTGGTCTAGGTGTAGATGTTGCGGTTGGTACCGACGACCTTGATGTAGTGGTGCCATTTGGATTATCTTTAGGAAGATCAGCGATCTGTCCAAAAGCCTGAGGGTATTGTCTTCTAGCTATATCTGCTCCATTACTGAATACTGCATTAGCCGGTGATTCATTATTTTTTCTATAAGTAATAGGATCATTGAGCACCGGAGGATTGTCTTTGTAACCTACCTGATTACCGCGTGAGTTACTAATTCCTGGTATAGCATTATATGGTTTAGGCGCAAATATATTTAATTTTCTTGATTCATCTGTAGGATTTGGATCTGTATAAACTTCGGGATCTTGTTGTTTATTAAGTAAATTGTTTTTCCTTGGTGTTAATGTTTGCCAATTATCGTTGGCGTTACTGAATTTTCCATCTGGATCAGAAATGTCGCTAGTAGCAACAAACGAAACATCCGAAGGTGCAGGTTTAATATAACTTTCGTAAGCTGCATAATGAGGGGGTTCACCAAAACCAGATATAGTAATTGGCGATGCATCACCTTGATAGTAAAGTACTGTTTCGTAATTTACTGTCATTGTATGTTTCATTAATGTTTGTCCCTCACTTACATCATGTTCTCCATGTTGAAAACTTGTAATCATTGGGTTAACAAGAATATATTCGGTAAATTTACCTTGGCTTAAACTATAAATTCTTATCGCTTTTATAAACTGTGACGATAAACTAGATGGGCCTTGATCTTCTCTAGTTCTTAAAGTATAACCCCAATCTGTTTGTTGCCTTGGTATATATTTGTGCTGATAAGAATACACTTCTCCTAAAGCATCACTATTTCCAGAACCGTAGTCCCCGTCTCTATAATAATAAGCGTAATAATCTTTCCATAAATCTAAAACAACATTAGAATGATCATCATGAAAGGTTATAGTTACAGGGTCATACTTAATTTTACTTTGAACTAAATTTACACGATTATAAGCATTATAAGTTTTATTTTCTACAGTTAATTTAGGCAATGACACAGATGTTACTAGCATACCTGCTTCAAGCAAAGATAACGACGTATCTAATTGTCCTACTCGTGATATTGATGGATTTAATTCAAATCTTACTTGAAATAACCATGTGGCTTTAGGATCAAGTCGTCTGGGTAAACTTGGACCGCCTGTAAATAAAGTCGTTGCGTGTGCATAATTATAAAGCATTTAGGTTAAACCTATTCTATTATGAATATTTATCCATAAAAAAACCCCACCTAAGTGGGGTTCTTTCTATTTGCTATATTATAATACTCCACCACCGGTTACTGTTTGAATTACGCTTCTAATAATTCTCTGTCCGATACCCGAACTTCCAGTTTGTAAAGCGTTGTCATAACGTATAGTTAGTGCCACTGTCATCGGATCATTAGTGCCATAATTGTTATCGCCATAATCAACTTGGCTAATAAAGCAGCCAAATAATTGCCATGTTTCTAATATACCACTAGTAACTGCTGTATAAGCGCCGTTACTACCATCTAAAACTTCATATTGTAGTTGAAATTTATAATCACCGCCAGATGCAGCACTTGCCTGTTCTGCAAAATCAAATTGTTTCTGAATTTGCTGACCTACTAATTTACTTACAATACCAGTGGCATCGTCACGTAAGTTGATAGTTGTTTCTTGCCATTCTGGCTTGCCTTGTAGATATACTTTACTGTTATAAACATCCATAGTGATTGGATTAAAATTAACACTAGGACGTTTAATATCAATCACTTGTTTTGTAAGTTCTGTTAAATCGCCGCCTGCTCCAAAGCCTTGAAATAATACTCTAAAACGATATTTCAGCTTAGGCATTAATAAACCGTTTTGGCTAGCGGTTCCGTTCCATACTGTAAAATTGTTTAATGATGAAACTGCCATTTTATTCTCCTGTTACTACTATTTATAGTGTAAGTTTTAATAATTGGGCGGATGTTACCGCCCAATTATGTACCTAGTTTATCTTCCTAATTTAGCGATATCGCCAGGATTCTTTAGTCTAATTGGAATGTAAATAAATTCAACAGACTTAGCTGGCTCGATTGCTATGTCAACATACAACTCATTCCTTGCAATACGATCTGGTGTATTGTTACTAGTATCACAAACTACTACATAGTCGTAAATACCGCGCTTAGCCTTTATGTCATTAAATGCACTTGAAATAATTGCTTGGAAAGAATCACGTGTTTGTTTATCATTTGGTTCAAACAAGAACGCATTACCTGAGTTGGCCAATATAGTTCTTATGTAGTTAACTAAACGAGCTACATTTACACGATCCAATGCACTGGCTGTTCCGTTACGTGTTTTCTGACCAAATACTGTCAATCCAACTCCTGGTAAATTGGTAATTGGATTAATTGCATTTTCGTACATAGTATCACGTAATCCTTGGTTAATTGTATTTTGCACAAATACAGTTGTTGCACCACTGGTTCTTAAAAATCCAATACTAGTTGCGTTATCAACTAATCCTCGACGTGTACCAGCTGGTGCGAACCATGGGAACGATACATTATCACTACGAATAAACACACGTAACGCCATATGACTTGCTGGCATACAAATTTCGTTACCTTGTACGTCAGAAGTAATACAAGCTGGATAATAAACACCCAAGTATGGGTCAGCTGTAGTTAAACCATTACCATAGGCACCACTTTCCCCATTGCTCCAGTTTACAATGTCAATGCCGTTGGCTGCTAAATTAAGAGGAGTATCACCTATAACGAATGCCGTATTTTTACGATCGTTATTAAGTGCTACCATATCATCAATTAATTCTGGATACCCAGGAGCTATAATTAACGAGAATGTAAAACGTTCTTCTCTTACATCAGTATTAGCTGCTAAAGCTGCTTGTAAAGATTTCACTACCATAGCACGTTGAGCTTTGTGCCCCATATATGGGCTAGCATCACTCTTTAATCCGCTAGCAGTAACCCATGCCGCAGGAATATCTGGTAATGGATCATCGGGATAATTGGTTTCTGTGAATAATCCACTTACATATTGTTTGATATTAAAAGTGCTACGTCTGGTATTAAACAATAGTGTTCCGCGAGCATATAAACGATAATCAGGAGCATCAAGATCTAAGTAATCACTTAACAATAAATCAGTAATAGCTGGTAAATCATCATTGATAGGATCGGTAGTGCCATCAGTATCCCAACGTGCATCAGCGAATACAATACCATTTTGGTCAATGAAATCAGTATTATCGATAGACACAAACGACGTACCATCATAACGATACATCTTAGGATAATTTTCTAAATCGCTAGTATCAATCCAAAGGTCGCCTGATACTAACGGATCTCCTGAAGATTGTGTAGCTGGTTTCGAAGCTGAGAAGATAGGCCCAGTAGCATCTGTCAATGATAGATCATAACCACGTGCGTCTGATGTTACTGTTCTATAACCTTTCCAGCCATCGGATTCGCATACCATAATGTCTGCCTCTAAATCGCCGGAGTACCAAAGTGTGCCATCTGCTGGTGGTGTATATGGAGCCGAATTATCTGGGGTATAATCTAGCGGAGCAAAATTACTTAATACAATGTAACCGTTAGGTGCCACATAAACACCTGGTGTGCTACCTGTAAATCCTGCGTTAGTAACCGCTGTACCACCACCATCGTTAGCAATACCAATAACACCTCCGGCTGTATGACTAATACTTACTGAACCGTTGCTTTCAATAGCAGCAGATACATTTGGAATATTAGCAGCTAAAATAGCTGCAACAAAAGCTTCTTTAGTAGTTCCTCCTGACATACTCACTACTGTAGTAGTGATAGCATTTGAGCCCACATTTGAAGATAAAATTGTAAACGAGTGAGCACCATTGAAAGTACCGGCTGGTGTCAATCCAATAACTTTGGTTACACCTTTTTTAGTACGAACGAATGGTCTAAACGTTGCTGTCCTTACATTTTGTGTGGCATCTGTAAAATAATCATTAAGTACAAAAATTGATCCGGCCTGGATTCCTAAACCACCTTGTGTAGGATCTAATCCATATAAAGCAAAACTTTCACCAGGATAAATTGGTGCGGCTACAGAAGTCCATTTAGCAGTTGTTGCATTATAAACTTTAAATGAAAAACTTGCACCAGCACCTAACGCACTAGTTTTCATATAGATACTATTAGTTGGGCGAGGACGTAAGTCTGTGCTACGCCAACTTGGTACTTCAACATAACTTCCGAAGAACAATGTTGGAGATTCTTGATAACCTTCGGCGATTCCTACTGTTCCCATAACATCTTCAGCAGGATTATCATTAACAATATATGCTCTACCATCAGCTGTAGTACCGTTTGATTCTGAATCGTTGGTAATATATAAAACTAATTTTCCATTATGTATTGCTGCATTTGTTTCTGCAGTAACTCCAGTAATAGATGCATCATTAATTGCAGAAATAATACTGTCTAGGTCTGTTCCGTTAATTGTAACAGGTGTAGTGTTAACATTGATTACATAACCTGTATCATCAAGCTCTGGATCTGTTTCTGTACCTGTAACCGCTGGTACTGAATTTTGCCAATCATCGCTACCAACTAATACCCAATCATTGCTTACATTTTTATAATAAACATAATTATAAACACTATATGTTACTACAGCGTATGAACCAATGGTACCAATGCTTGTTTTAGGAGCAGGAGGACTGCCTGTTACATCTGATGCGGAATTAATAATAATTGGAGTTTTAGCTGTAAAAGAATTTGTGCTTAGATTCCACTCATTGATACCCCAAGTGGTTTCTGACAAATCAAACCAATAAGTTCCATTGTCTGGACTTCCTTTAGGTCTTACTGCTGTCTGTTCTAATTCATCTAAGTTAATATCTGCTCTGATAGCAAACATTCTGTTACCTAATCCCATTGCGCTATAGGCCGCCATTAAGCCATATTCATTTCTTTCGCCGCCGTGAATTGGAGTGCCTGCGGCACTTTGTTCAAAATATGGATAACCTAGAGCAGATACTAGTTCTCTCTGACTGTTAAATTGTTGTAATTTGCCTGCATTAGCTGCGGTTGTACCTGTAGCAACCGCTCCGTTAATAATTTTATCTTGAGCTGTAGCTAGTAATACTAGAGGTACAGTACCAACCGCGCCTGGTACATATTGGCTTTCGTCGGTTACTGTAATTTGTAATCCTGGTGATGTTAGTGCCATAGTATTTTTCCTTTACAATACATGTTAATGATATTTATTTAGAATACCATAAATCAGGTGCTTATACTGCCCTTAATTAAGGTTTGCATTAAATACACTATGCGTCCAATATGTCAAACTTGCGATGATAGATTAGTTGCCATTAACAAATATGTTGGCAGTAAAGTTTATTATCGTAAACAATGTGATAATTGTTTAAGAAAAGGCAAAAAGGTAAAGCCCAAACCAACGGCTTGGGCTCGATCTGGATATACTAAAAAAACTGTCTGCGAAAAATGTAATTTTAAATCAAAGTTAATTACTCAAATGTTTGTGTTTCATGTTGACGGAAATTTAAAAAATGTAGACTGGATTAATCTTAAGACAGTATGTGCTAATTGCAAAATTGAATTGATACAAGGAAAAACTACTTGGCGTGAAAGCCCGCTTGTAGCAGATTATTAACTTTGTTATATAAATCTTCAACCGTGCTATTGTTTTCAATTTCGTAATTAAATGTTTGCCCTATCCAAGCCCATTCGCTATGATGAACTCTAGGATATCGTTGTGGCATAAGATGTCCTGCATCTTCAAGCAACCATTGCCTGTCTTCAGGTGTAGTGTTTTCTCTCAGCGCACAATCATACCATTCAGGCAATGATCCGCGTTTTACCCATATACATATGCCTCCCTGTTTTCTGATAGCAGCAATTTCGTTAGGAAAACGGACATCGCTAATGACAATATCTTCGGTTGTTTTACGTAACCGATTTTCTAAACTAGCGATCCAAATGTCATTATGAAAACCATGTCTACAAACTTCTGTTCCCCAAAGCTGTAGCATATATCTAGGAGTCAATTTAGGCATGTTTAATCTTTTAGCCCACCAAGGATCTACTTGTTCCCGCCATTCTCTAGCTTCAGGAGTCAGCCCTTCTAATAGTTCTCTGTCCCACCCAAATACCTGCGCCACCGCATCTTTAAGTGTGCCAGCAAAACTATCTCTAACAAATCCGTGTTTGGCTACAAGGTAATTAGCTACTGTATCTTTACCCGAACCTATAAATCCTGTGAT